GTGTGGCCGGTTGTGGTGCGATTGTGGCCGGTGCTTGTGTGAAGGTGCCCACTGCCGGAATTATCAAACGCGAAAGCAACACGTCAATTAAACTTGAGATCTCTTGCACGTGTGCCTCTGGAACGTCTTCACCAACTTTTGCAGCCACTTCAAAATAATCAAGGATTTTCAGAAGTATCTGCGATTGTTTCACCGTGCGAACGGACATTGTAGTTTTCTCCTATTTTTTAGATTCCGACTTGCACCGATGGTTTTAACAGAAAAATTCCACCGGCGATAAGAATAAGTCCTAAGATAACAGAAACGATTCTGCCAAATGAAAATGCAGATGGAGTATTAGATTTTGAATTTCCTGTGATTGCATCTGTGATAGCATTCGTGGCACCACCAAAACAACCGGCTGCATTTGGGTCCGTGTGACAGTTGGTAAAAATTCCACCGGGATTATAAAAAGGGTAAGATTTCGTAGCTGCAACTGGTGTACTCGGTGTGGCACCCACAGCACCGGCTACCGCGTTAATATAATTGCTGGTAGAGCCGGGTGTGTTACCCGGTGCACTGCCGGGTGCCCACTTATTTATGAGTGCATTGATATCGAACCCCATTCCGGCATAATGTTGCACAAGTGCATCAGTTGCGGCCATACCCTGATTTGGGTCATTGAAAATTGCTAGGCCGTTTGGTGCAGCATCAACGGCACCATGTGCAGTTGCAAAAGGTCCGTACATAATCGAACCCGGATTATTATATGCCGGATTCGATTTCTCAAAATTCGCAATTGCTTGGTCAATGCTCGGAAATGCAAGTGCACTCATGACAGCCTAATTTGCGCGTGTAACTACAACAGCAGCCGGAACAGTGTTATCAAATCCCTGTGGATTATTTTGCTGTTGGTCAAATGCCATGATACCGTACATCATGAATGCCGGGTTTTCAAAAGCACCAGCAGATTTTAGGTTAGCGAATAGTACATCAAAAATGCCGGGTTCATTTTTGGCAAGGTCTTTCACTTGCTTAGTACGTGTGGAAACAAGCTGTTTTCCAAAGTCAGAATCACACGGAGATTTACATCCGCATGAATCACCACCAGTTTTGATGGTGGCCGGTACTTTGGTTGTGTCTTGACCCGGTGGAATATTCGATGTTAAGTAGGCCGGTAATTTTGGAGGAACATCACTTGATACAGCACTGCCGGGTGCCTGTGAACTGTTAGGGTCACCAAGAGGCAAGGTGTAAAGTGCCGGGTCCGGCGCAAACCGGAACGGCGCAACACTGTACTCCTGCACAGGTGTAGTCTGCAACGGTTGACCGGCATAGGCACCGGACCCAGACGGATTCGGTATGTTTTGCTCGGTGGGAATTGCGCGTTTCCGTGTGAGAAAATAAACTACTACCACGGTTCCGATAATCGCCAATGGTGCCAAAAAGTTTTTAAATTTCATGTTTCACCTATCCGAAAAGATGACCGGCTAAACTACTTGCAAAATTCAGAGCACTTGAAAACATACTCGCACTGGCTTGATTACCCGAAATTGCAATGGGTGTTCCACTACCGGGTGCAATTAAATTCGACGCAATAGCTGCACGGTTCGGGTTACCAAATTCACCAGCATTTAATCCGGCCAATACTCCCTCTTGCAAAGTAGATTGCGCGTTGATTAAAGAAAGGTCAAGTGTTTTTTGCGCGTTAATACTTGCAAGATCAACAGTGCCACCCGTTTTGATTGCAAGCTGTTGGGTGGTGCCGGTTGTGGTGATAGCCGTCCGTTGCGTTTGTCCTTGCTGTAATAATGCCGTGTATTGAATATCCGCTGATTTGGAAATTGCAAGCTGTTGTGTTTGTGCTGTTGAAAGTGCGATGTCACGGTTTGCAGCCGTAATTGCCGCTTGTTCCACGGCTGCATTATTCGATTGCACTTCCGCAACGTGTGAAGCAAGCGAGGCAATATCTACTTGACCGGCTGTACTGATACGCGCTAAATCCTCTTGTGTTTGACCGGTTAAAGCTGCGATATCAATTTGCCCACCAATTGCGGCACGTGCAGCAGCTAACTGCACATCTTGACCGTGTAAAGTTGTTTGACCGGAAGTTACGATGTTCTGTAAATTCGTATCGCGTTGCAATTGCGCAATTGCAAGTGCTGTTTGAGCGTCAATTTGTTTTGCTGCCAGTGCTGCGTTTGCTTGTGAGACACCAGCATTCAAAGCATTTTGTTGCTCCTGCAATTGTGTGCTCGCTGCTAATTGTTGCGATTGCAATGCTTGGGATGGACCCGATTGCACAGTTGGTGCTTGTGAATTTCCACCGGCTGCACGCCGAATCACAAAAAACAAGATGATAAGGCCGAGTGTCAAAACACCAGCTAGAATTTTATGTTGTTTGATCCATGCAATCATTTTGCGTTTCTCCAATCAACAGCGTTTGTTTCGCAAAACCACCTTGGGTATAGTGCATGATTTTGTTGAAGATATCTCCACCCGTGAAAACTACAAGTGAAATACCACCAAAGCAAAACCGTTATCGAAATAGTTTTCAACCACCACCCGTTTCAATACCATCCAATAACGGTTGTCCTACAAGTTGACCGGCTACAAGTCCACCAATACCGTTTGTCTTCACATTCGGGTGGCTGTAAACTTGTGGATGTTGAAATGGGTTGAAAGTGTTTGGTGTTCTCAAAAACGCTCTTCCCCACATGCCTTGAATAGCTGTTCTCTCTAATGTAGGTTCATACACGTAATTTTGAGCACCCGGAAAAAACACGTCACCTTCGTGATACCGTGCAATGGCATCGGCAGTTAGACCGGTTACCACTTCGTGCTCTGGGTACCCTGCCGGATATTCACCGAAGGCACCGGGTGCCTCACCCGGCAGAACGTTGCCCATCGGCACCGGCACCATAGGCAGAGTACCGGACGATTGCTCGATACTCTGCTGAGTCATTCTAGGCCGTAGAAACGGGTTTGTACGCATTGTTAGCCTCTAGGTTCCGTACTGCGAATAACCGGCACCACCACCCGTGTATGACCCAAATCCACCCATCCCAGTTACCGGTGAAAGCGCTGTACCAAGCGCACCCGAAAAAGCACCACCACCAGCGGAAAGTACACCGGCAGTGTTTGCATTTTTGGATACTAAAACCGCGATGATTGCCACACCAATAATTGCAGTCAGCACGGTTACAACCGATGTTACAATTGACTCACCCATAATTCTCCTAATGCGTTGCTGGAAGACTTCCAAAATTGCCGAAGTAATCTTGCAACGAAGTTTTAGCAAGCGTATTATTAGCCTGCATTGATGTAGGTCCACCACCTTGCATTTGCACAAAGTATGGTGAAAGATTCGTTTGTGTGGTGGTGTTTGTTTGTGCTGAAAACTGTGTGAAAAATCCACCACCAACAGAACTGGGATTACCACGTGCCAGAATCAACACGATTACCACTAACGCTAAAAATCCATCGCTGATAGGTTTCAACTTTGGAATGTAGCCAACTGCACCAATGGCCAAAATTGAGATCACCCAGAAAATGAAATTATTCGGACCCGTGAAATCATTCTTCACAAGTTTGAACAAATCAGCTTGAGTGTTCCGAACACCGGCCACGAGGAAAGCAGCACCTACTATAAGTAGCGCGAATGGCATTTAGGCACCTTGAGATAACCCAAAAACTTGCAGGTACGTTTTCAATTCACCGCGAACGGTGATAAAAACGATGAAACCAATAACTAGCGCACCAAAGATAATGGAAGTTTGAGACATGCTTCATTCTCTCACAATCAATCGGTAAGCGAAAATTGACACCAGTGCAGCCGTTAGCAGGATAAACAGAATATCAATAAATCCCTGCCGGTAACCTTCGGCATACGCTGTATCATCTGCCAGAGAAACGGTGACCCGTTCATGCCGTTCCGTTTCAGATGCTTCATTTTGTTTTTCGTTTTCCACGAGTCACCTATCTTCGTGCGTAGATTTTGCCGAGTGACATATCACCGAGTTTTGGCATCCAATAGCCGATTGCATACCCGATAATAAGTAACCCTACAATGTGCCACCATCGTGTTGTCATACGTTTTTTCTCCTAGGCCGTTACCTTGCGTAGAATAAGGGTCCACCACCACGCGGCCACAACTAACAACCCCACAAAGAGTATCCAATTTAAAGCGCTACCCTCGGTGCGAAATGGATGGGCGAACCAATTTAATACGTTTGGTACTAGGCCGGTTGAATTTTCATTCATTTTTGCAACCCTCTTTCCGTGCCTCATGTTTGCCGGGTGGGTGCCTCACGGTAGACACCCACCCGGCCACTGGCTTAAATCGCCGGGTGACCGGCTGCATCGTTTAGGACGCTGCCAGTGAACCCGCCATGCTGAGAGTTTGCACAAAAGCAAAGTCTTCATAACCGGTTAGGCAATACGCACCGGCACCGGCTGTAATCGCGTTCAACACCAGTTGCATGTTTCCATACTGTGTGGTGCTGATGGGTTTTTCACGAGAACCGAAATAATAGACACCGGGTGGTAAGTCAGTTTGTAAATGATTGCGTGTTTCAAGTGCAATCAAATCCGGTGCCTTTTTCCAGATATTCGTAAAATTGGCGCTCTGCAATGCCCATGTGTTTATGTCAGCACCAACACCACGTGCACCGGTTGCCGATGCCTGCACGAAGACTGCAAACGTGCTCAAAAAATCGCGGAAGTTGGAATACTGAATCGGAAAATCTTGATTAGCGACAATTGCTGTGTTAACGGTGTTCTTCAATTCGTAGATGGTGGAAAGATCCAACACCGGCAAAAGCACACCATTTTGACCCATCGGCAACTGATCCATGTAAACTTGATACACGGTAACAGTCATGGATGAAATCACAGCAAGCGCAACGGACCCGGCGATATTGCCAACGTAAATGGCCGATGTTGCATCAGTGGCATTTGCAACGGTGGGTGTTGGATTCGGAGTTAGCAACAATTGCATGGTGGCATTTACAACGTTTGCGTAAACAGCACCGCGCAAGTCCTCTTCCGAATAAGCGAGAGGCACCCAATACCACATAATTACAGGTGCATTTCCAGCAGCCGCAATTGTGGCCGGTGCTTGAATCTGTTGCACCCAATTGTTGCCGTAGTTAATCGCATCGTTCGCATTTGCACCCGATGCAATACCGGTGCCTGCAACTAACGCCATACCGAAAGGCCGACGTGCCTTAATCGAATTGATAAAAGCAACGTGCCATCCAGTTGTTTGTATTCTGGTGTTGTTGTTTAAATCATTGAACTGAATTTGACTCAACAAATTAGCCGGACCAAAATCAGTCAAGTTAATTTGAACAGCCGAACCGTTGTTAAGGGTTGCCGCGATTTTAACCCAGAACCCTTTAATAAGTCCTACGTTTCGCGGGTTCACCGTAATAACCGGATTCGACTGTGATATGTTTTGTCCGGCTGCTGGTGTGAAAGTTTGTGAGAAAATTTGCTGAGTCATTTTCACCGCACGCGCCTTAATTAAAGTACGTGCGAGTGAGTTTAACTGAGCAGCTTGTGCCTGTGCGTTTGCGGCTGATGTTCCCATTGTCAGGGTTCCTTTTCTGGTAATAATCTAACCGGTTGGTTTAGCTGTTCTGCCAAAATCGCATCAAAAGATGGACAGCAATTCCAGCAATGAAAACCATGAGTAAAACTGTTACCCAATTCATGGGTTGCTTAATCAGATCAACGTTAATGACTTCCATTTACGCTGCCTGACCTTTCCGCTGCTGGTAAATGCGTGCCACTGCACCTAGAATTGCAAACCCTAGTGCCACCATGAGCACAACGGTAATCCAGTTTGCAGGTGTCCAACTGATGACAGTCTCTTGAGCCATAGGGTAAACTCCCGTCAGACTCGCAGTATATGAATCTACCGGGTTTTGTCAAGTCTCTTAGGTGAGAATTTTTCGGGTTTGCGCCACACCATTCTGGCGCGATTTGTTTTTGTACCAACAGAAACGCGTAAATCTTTTTCGGGTGGCTGCACAATTTTAGGAGGGTCCAAATCGTGAAAGTTTTCACGAAGGATTTTGACAGGTGAAATCATACAACTTTTTGAAGACGTTGTAATCTAGTGTTGATGGTGTGCACGGTTGCATCTTTATCCGGCACCGGTTTTAACACTGTTACTCGATTCATTCCTACATCGTAGTAATACGAATGAAATTCTGGCAATCGTTCTTTTAACTTGATCGGAACAAATTGCTGCACGTTTTCATAATCCTTTTTGTGTTGCAGTCGGAAAATCTGAAAAAATTCTGATTCAGAAAAAACAAATCTGTCCATCCACACCGGACGTTGCGAAAGCACAATCATTGGTATGTGTCTTGACCGGCCCTGTGTAAGCAACGCTCGGAATGCTTTGTTATTGTTGCCTACCATGTAACCCTCGTCAATATACACACCAGTATCACCGCGTTCCCAAATTTTCCACATTTGTTCTTCTACCTCTGGTATCTGTGAAGGATGCGGGTGAACAATGTAAATGCCCGGTGTTTCCGGTGGGTCTTCTGAAACATCAATATGATGTGCGTTTTCAATTTCGTTTATAGCTTCATCCGTTTTGAAGTCATAAATTACCCACGGTTTTTGATTGTAGTTTTTCATAGACAAGTGCCAAAGTGCAGCAATGGTTTTTCCACTGCCAGTGGCACCTACAATCGACGTGCGCTGTGTGTCATCGGCAAAACGAATCATGCTTAACCCTCGGTTATTTCACCATCCACACCACCACTTTGCGGCCACAATTGAGACGGATTAGTGATAGGCATATTTTTTTCTTCATTCACTTCTTTGACGGTTGGATGTTTCAAGGGTATAGGTGCCGGTGCACGTGCCGGTTTTTCTTTTGACTTGCGATTCGATATGGCAGCATAGCGGGTGCCGTAAATCCCACCGGCCACAAAGATCAAATTTGCCCAAGCTAATTTTTTGGGGTCAACAGTTTGTGTGTAAAACTTCGATACACGTTGAATGGCGTTAGATAATTCTTTTGCTTCTTTTTCATCTAACTCCATTTCCGGTGATGAAGTCCACATTGCCAGCATGGAATGACAGCCTAAAAGCATGTCTTCGATGCTGCTTATAACACTAGAATCCCTTTCCTCTCGCGGCTTGTTTTTGGAGCCGGGTGGTCTTCCACGTCTGCCGGTTCTGATGCTGGTAACGGTTCCGGTTCCGGTTCCGGTGTCGGGTTCTCCTCCAAAGGTTGCACCGGTGTATTCAAGGGGGTTGACGGTGGGGAAACCGTTAATTGTTTCAGGTTCCGAATTTCTAACCGTTGATTCTGTATTTCCGTCAGAAGTTGTTTCGCTATCACCAACACTTCGATTAGTGTTGTCTTCGTTTCCGTCGATAAACTTTCCAATTGGTTCTGACATGTGTCTAACTCCGTGAGTATTTCGTCCTGTCTTTCTTCTGATTCAATCGCTAATTCTGCGATATGTTCACACACCGATTCCGTTAGGTTTTCCGGTGCCGGTTCCGGTAACGTCTGAAATTCCAGTGGAATTACTAGGGGC